GCCATTAATTGACAGTCCAAGTTTTCTTTGAGCTTCCGGTAAGCCTCGTCTGGCTGTGTCGATAAAGTTAAGGTAAGGACTACCAGTTCTGAACCGAGCCTCAAGGATTCGTTGCCACAGTTTGCGAGCTTCGACTGTATCTCTGACAATTCCTGTATGCGGGTCTGTAAGATTGAATTCTGATCCATTGATTACTGCCTCCATAAATTCATCTGTGATGTTCACAGCATTGAATAGGTTAAAACATTTACGATTGATGTCACCACCAGTCGGTACTTTGAAGGAGATAAACTCCTCAATATCAGGATGACTTACGTCTAGGTATGCGGCATAGCTCCCCTTCCGAGTCTTGCCCTGCTTGTACGCTGTCATCTGACTGTCCACTACTTTCATGAACGGTAGAGGGCCGGGTGCTTTGTCGCTGATACCCCTTACGTCTCCCCAGTGACCTCCTACGCCGCCTCCCTTGACCGATAGCCATGCTACCTCGCCATTATGTTCAATAAGGCTATCAAGATTGTCACCCACCTAAGTAAGGAAACAACTAATAGGCAAGCCCCTATTGTTTCGGCCATGTTCAGGTGCGTTCGACAACACAGGTGACGCAAACATAAACCAACCTTTTGAAGCGTAATCATAAATACGCTGTGCAAAATTGAGGTCATCGCCACAATAGGCCACACTAGCACGAGCGAAAGCCTCTTGAGGGGATTCTTCATGGTCAAGCATATAGTAGTCTTGCATGAGCTTAGTAGCTTGGTCGCTGAGGCGATTATCTCTTTCATAGTCAATCGTTATCCCTAAGTATTGTGTCATGTATTTCTCCAGTGTTTTTTCTTGTTGTCGCTCCTGCAAAAGCACAAGAGCGAACCTACTATTTTACCAGATTTCTATCAGTTTGTCCAGATAATGTTTGGCTTTTTGTAGGTCTAACTTACCACCCTTATCCTGAAAACGTGCCATGTACTTGATAACATTACCTAAGATAAATCCTTTAAACTGCTCTTCAGACATCCAACATTCCATTGCGTCCCAAGGCTGTATTGCTTTATCAGTGTAATGTTTTCCACCTAGTTGATACTCACGAGCCATTTCATTCAGGTCACTCATCGGACTTACCTGTGTAAATACTGAAGTCCTTTATGTCAAAAGAGTAACCATAAGAACCCTCAAGACACTGTACTACGTCCTCTAGTATTTCATCCCAAGTAACGTCATAGTCATACTTGTTATCCAATGTGACAGTCTTACCACAGTTACGAAACTCAAACGTCATGTACGCTTTGTCTTCTTCATCTTCAAAGACACTATCAAATCTACGACTCATCTTCTAAGTCCTCCAAAAAGTAATCTAGTTTGTTTTCAATCTTATCATTAAAGCGATCCACCAGTTCCTCTGAGGTGATCTCAAGCACCTCAAGGACACTGATTTCATCTTGCTGTTTCAAGCGGTCACACACGTCGGTAAATGTTAGCATACTTCCGCTTCCTTAAGAAGTTCAGTAATGGTCTCGACAGTGTAGTACCTAAAACCATTCTTGTTAGCCCATTCAGCCATTGTGAACTTAGTCCCATCATTACGTCTCCTTGCTCTTGGCATTGGGGTGTCTGGGTGATAAAACACAAACACCAGTTCTTCAAATATTAAACTCTTTCGTATGTCTACATACTTTCGTGCTTCTTCAGAGTCCCTAAAGCGACCCTTGGCTTCTATCAGGAAGTCTCCGACTGCAAAATCTGGCTCATAAATTTTCTCCTGTGTGTAATGAACGATTCCTGTGTGATACTTGCAGTTCTTAAGTGCACCTATGTGCAACTCATACTCAAACCAACTATCGTAGCCTTTAGGGGGCTTTCCCTTCTTCTTGGCAACCATGATCCTCCAAGTATTGTACAGCCCGTTTGAGCCTATTTAAGTTATCTTTAAACTGCCCTAATCCGCTGTTGCAGTTAAAGCAGAGCCATCCCCGGAATGTCTCCGTATCATGACAGTGATCCAATACCCAAGTCTGTAACCTTGTTTGGTTCTTGGCAGACAACTCATCCAAATGCCTTTCACATATTGGGCAAGTGTAGTCTGCATTTGGATATGGATTCTCCTGTTTTAGTTTACTTACTAATTGTGACTGGCTACGAGCGCAAGTCCGACATTTCCGTTTGATCTCTCCAGATGGCATCCGTTGAAATTGTTCTACTGGTTGGTATTCTCCGCAGTTATTACATTGAATACCATCCGTAATCTCAGGAACAGGAGCATCAGGAAATAGATCGTCGATCATACAGGCTTTAACTCTAGCTCAGGAACCTTAGGCTCATTCTTAACCTCTGTTAAAAACCTTACACCAGTAGAATAAATAAATCCTCTTAAGGTGGGGTAACAGTGGAGCTTGTAACCGCAGTACGAGCAACCCGTAGCGAGCTTTTTGTTTCCAGATTTCCCATCGTCCACGGGCTCGTGACAGAAGGACGGAGGTTCTGGAAGCTCCACCACCTTTTTTACATGGCGTACTCGCTCAGCAATGTCATAACTAATGACAGAGTGTACCGGAGCCTGTGTGTCTTCCTCATCATACTCAAGGTAACACAGGTGACCATTCTGCTTGTCAATAGCAATCCACCCGTACTTAGTGTCACCCTCAGAGTGAGCGTAGGCTTTTAACTGAGCCACATAGCCAAACGGATCGTCAAAGGCAAGCGTAGCGTCCTTGAACTTCTTGAAGCCGTAGGTTGAAGTTGACTTAACGTCAACCAGTCGACCATCAATCCGGGCATCCATAGATCCCTTAACACCCTCAACCTCACAGAGTTTCTGTTCGTCTTCTACGGTGTGCCCTGCCATACGAGTCAAGAACAGAATCAGTTCTTCAATCATATGCCCATACATGAACTTGATGTAGTTGTTAGGCTTCATCTTCTCTTGCGAGTATTTGTTCGCAGAGTACCAAAGCTGACGATCATCCTTACCAATGGCAGACAAGCGGAGCTTGCGGCTATCACGCATGGATGGCTTGAACTCTTTCTTCATGAGGTTTTTCATGGCCTCACCAAAGCGTTCAATCTCAGCGTCAACATCTACGTCCTTAGGAGTATTACGGTTCTCCATCAGTGAATAGATGTCGTCGATCAGGCTGTATATTTCCTTACTCATAATCACTCTCTATCAAACAGGTTTCAATCTGGCTATGCCCGATCATTGTAGCCGCTACGTCTAGCTTCTTCATCTGGTGCTTTAATTTACGATCTTGAACTCTGACAAACTCAATGAGTTCTTGAACGTCTTTTGTACCGATTGTAAGCTCTGACAAACGCTCTTCAAAATCCTCTACCGAAAAAATCTGAGTCATCTCACTCTCCTTACTATTCTAATAGTATAACACATTAGTGTGTCTCTGCCCAGTTATTTCCAATCTTATATTCACCGTCAAGAGGACACTTGAGATCAAAAGCAATACCTGCGGCCTTAATGGACTCAACCATAAGGATACCGACACGGTCTGCCTGAGCCTCAGGAGCCTCAATCTGGTACTCGTCGTGGATAGACCCTAAGAGCTTATACGTCAGATTCCACTTGGGGGCGAACTGTGTGAAGATCTGTAACGCCTTCTTCATAACCACAGCACCCGCTGATTGTAATAGTGTGTTCAGGGCAGAATGTTCACTTCTGATGTGAAGGCATCGTCCATCCAGTCCTCTAAGGTAACCTCGTTGGGAGGCTGTTGAGACTCGCTCTCTAAGCTCCGCAAGTGCGGGAGTATTGTCGAGAAAGCGTTGTCTAAGTTTCGCTCCAGTCCTCTGACTTCCGTCCACAATAGAACCGATCTTAGCGTCTCCTGCTCCGTAGAGGAAAGCGTATATAAATGTTTTTGCCTGAGCTCGTGTAGACAGTCCTGCATTGCTCTGGTTCTTTGTATGAATGTCCCCGTTAAGGATTTCATAAGTATACTCCTCGTCGTTCATGTAGTGTGCGAGCATCCTGAGCTCAAGGCCAGATGCATCCACACCAACTAACTTGTGCTTTTCCGGTACGATCCAACAAGCACGACAGTCCTCTCCATAAGGAGCACCGACAGCCGGAACTTGAGCCATGTTAGGACTGCTGTGTGTCATACGTCCTGTGACTGCTCCGATTGCGTTGACCGATCCATGTACTCGACCGTCATCCTCGACTGCGTCAATCCACGATTGGACTTGTGCGATCCGCTTCTGAACCATGAGATACTCCGCAATAAGTTGAGCCTCAGGAATATCAGTAACAGTCTCCAAGACCTTCTCGTCAACAATAGCTTGACCAGTCTCCGTAAACTTCTCAGGCTTCCAACCGAACAGCCTAAGATACCTCCCGATCTGCTTGCGTGATCCTAGGTTAAACTCAGGCCAATCAATGCGAGAGAATGTACCGCCTACTTGCGTCCAGTTGTCGCCTAGGAACTTGAGCCCCACCGACGAAAGTGAACCCTCTTTCTTGTACTTTGGAGTAATCTCCTTGACAAAGGTAGGTAACGGCGTAAATTTCTCGTGCACTTGTTCTTCAACTTCATGTTGTTTCTCCTTCAGTTCTGCGACAAGGTCGTGTGCCTTGCGTTGATCTAAAAGCCAACCGTTTTGGATTTGCTTTGTAATTGCACACTGTACTGAGTGCTCAAGAGCAAAGCTGTCACCTCCAAATTGATTAAGGTCTTCACTGAGTTTCCGGTACACTCGTTCAGTAACCCTAACGTCCTGCTGACAATATTCCACCATTTCTGGCGTAAGCGCAGACCAATCATGATAGTCTCCTTTGGGAAAGTTTAGACGCTGACCCCACGCATCAAGCGAGTGGCCTCCTTCAAGCTGTGGATTGTATAGCCTTGACATCACAAGCGTATCTGTCACGTCACCTGTTATACGAACGTCTAGGATTCTTTCGACAGCAGGAATGTCATAACCAATCAAGTTGTGCCCTATGTGTACAGTCACATCAGAGAACAGTTCTTGAACCATCTCTTTTGTTGGGTGCTCAAGCGTATATAGCTCGTCACCTTTGATCGCACACAGACACCAGATCTTAGTTGGCTTCAGTCCGTCTGTCTCAATGTCCCAGATGCACTCCATCAGAACTCCTCAATGTTGTTGGCTTCATGAACGTCTGGTTTCTCGCCTCGTTCAAGACGACCAGACAATGCATTATAATACAGCCAACCCGCTGACCCTGTCAAACCTGTACGACGACACTTGACGACCTGCACTTGTGTGCTGTTCCGTGCATACTCGTCCTCTGCCATCTTGTCACGACTCAACAGAATCGTATTAAATGCGATCTGGTTGATAGAGCCTGAGCCCTTCAGGTCGTACTCGTTGACGTTGTGAGGATTCGTCAAACTAGGCTTTCGCATATGGCTGACGACAATCACAGAGACATCGGTTTCCTTAGCCAACTTGAGCAAGCGATCCATGAACTCATCAATCGTCTCGTTGGAGTTACTTGTGACAGCCGCTTGGAGAGGGTCG